GCTCCTGAGCCTCGCAGTTGACTCAGGGACACTGCTTGCCCATCCTCGTGCCCTTGGTTACCGCTAGGACGCTTCAAGTGAGATACAACAATCAAAGTAATGTTAAGTTCCTGCACCAGTGTTCGCAGGCGGGTCATCATCACATCGATAGCCTTACGCTCATCCCCAGAGTCTTGACCAGAAATAATAATAGACAGGTGGTCAAGGAAAACAATACGACAATCGCAAGCTTTCGCCATATACCGGATGCGGTTAATAATGTTATCGGCAGAAGTGCTACCGAAATGGTCAAATAGGAAAATCCGATCAGTGCCAAGAGTGTGTTTAAAAGCATCCTCAAGCTCCTCAGTTGATACCTTAGTGTCCGGCAGGTGAAGGAGTTTATTAGCCTTCAAGCTCATAATGCTCCGGGCAGTCTTACGTACAGATTCCTCCAAGAACATACCGCCGATGTTCCACTTCGTGGTGTTCAGGATATGGTAGAGAATCTCTCGCAGGAACTGACTCTTACCCAATCCAGATCCTGCGGTGACTGTAATCAACTCAGCAGGCCGGAACCCATACAGCAGAGAGTTCAGCCCCTTAAAGGGATACAGAGCCTCCGCAGGTTGCTCTGGTTTGCTTACTTCATCCCAGAGTGACGAGGCAGCAACAATTCCGTCAGGGACATACGTTTCAGCCTTCCACCAAGAATCCACAAAAGACTTCGTTTCGCCAGATTTAAGATAGTCACAGGCATCCTTACAGGTTTGAATATGTTTAACAATCTTCGCTTTAGCGCCGAACAGTTCAGCCACCTCTTCTGCGGCCTTCTTACCGGGTTCATCAGCATCAAAGCAGATCACCACGGACTCGAAAGAATCCAGCCATTCAAAGTTAGCCTTGCAGTCCTTCAGGGCACTCTGTGCGCCGTTCTTGATGGACACCACAGGCCACTTGCTTCCCAGCATCTGGAAGGCCGCTAGTGCATCCAGTTCACCTTCCACCAGCGTGACGTACTTGCCTCCCTTGTGAAACAGGGATTGACCGAACAAGGTAGATTTACCCCAATGTCCCTCCACCGAGAATGTCTTGTTCGCCACTGTGCGCACCTTAGAGGCCACATAAGCACCAGTCTCATCAGCATACGGATAGATGTGCTTCTGACCTGTCTGAGTGACCTTGTAGTGCTCGCAGGTGTCCCTGGTGATCCCTCGGTCTGGAATCGGTTTAACTTCGCCTTCAGTTTTCATTTCTGGCTTTGGTTTAGATTGATAATTTGCTACTGCTTCTTCTAAGGATTCTATCACCCCGCAGGCAAAGCAGTAGGTGTGCCCATCTGAGTAGAGAGCATTGGCGTCAGAGGAGCCGCAGTGCTCGCAGGCAATGTGCCTAACGAATTCTGAGGTTGTTTCGTGGATCACGTGTTCTTCTCCTTGAGTTTGGCTTCGATGGCTTTGACAAGGGACTTTAAGTCGCCGCCATCCCAATCGATTTCATCCTCATCCGTCAGCCCAACCCATTCACGCTGTGGTTGTGGGGGCGACGTAGAGGGGCGTCCAAGTCCCGTTCGCACCAAGTCAACAGCACCAAATTTAATGCTTCCGTCTTTCCACATCCACGCCACAGGCTCTTGCTTCTCTGCTTCTGCTATGGCTTTACAAAACCTGTTATAAGCGTTTTCAGCCCCTTTAGGCAGAGTGTGCCCCTTGAGTGTCACAATCAGTTCAATTGCTTCTTGCCTCATTGCGGCTCCCTATGCACGATCACAGAAGCCCCCGTTTCAGGGTCTGTGTAGTTGGTTTCAGGCCCACACCAGCAAGTAGACCCATCTGTGATGTGCTCTTGCTTCTCTTCCTCAGTCGGTGGTTCGCCTACATCAGCAACCCAAGCATCTGGCTTTTGAGAAAAACAAAGACATGCCTTGAACTCAGGATCATCCTTTGTGATTTCAAGAAAGTCCCATTCAGGACAATAATGACGCTTCTCTGCCTCTGCTATGGCTTGGCGTAGGGCGGTGATGGCGGCTTCAACCATATACTCGTTAAAGCCTTGATAGACTTCATCAGCCTCGCAACTCTCCAACGCCTCCAGCGCCTGTTTCATTGCTTCTATGCTCATGTCGTTTTTCCTAAGGTTTTGCGACACATTATTGCATCATGTCGCTGATGGAAACATTCACTTAAAACCCCTCATTTGAGCCTTTATTTCCTGCAGGACTACATCAGCCCCTACCCCATAGTTTTCATGCGATTGTAGGGTGCTTCTGATCGATTCTAGAAGCATTCTGTTGCTCACCGCTTCCTCGGCACATTTGAGCAGGAATGATTCCTCTGGCAATGTGTATTCCATGATGACTTTCATAAGTTACTCCATTGTCACTTAAGTGACACCTTGATAATGGTTAAGACAAAAACAAAGATGGATAAGATCATTAGAGGTCTTCCTCTAATTTGTTAGTCTTAGCTTCTTCTCTTTGAATTTTCATGTTACCAACGTCTGCAAGGACGTTATCCATGCCGTATTTGTCAAAAATATCGACAATATCATTAATCGTTGACCAATACCATGATTCTTCAATCAATTGCATCAATTCATCAGTGCTTTCATTTTCCATGATGTACCCCTTTATCTTTAAAGTTAATTTAAGACAATAAACATTAATGATTTATTAATCTTCAATGCTTCTATGTACTCTATAGTTATTATATAGTATCTCCTCCATGCCTTCGGTGCTCAGATGGTCATCAAAGTCCTCACTGGTCATAAGGTCTTTACGTTCAATCACTGGAACTGTGTTTTTTATCTCCTTAAAGCAAAGGTTACAAAGGTCAATGAAATCCCCGGTGTACTTGTTGCGTCTGGTGGATTCAAAATCAGTTAAAAAACTGTTGCAGGCTTTACAGTGAATTTTAGGTTCCTCTCTTTCGTCTCAAAATCGTCGATTCTAGCCGTTTTTAGGTGTTGTGGCTACCCACCCCTTAACCACCTCAAAATAATCGCTCTAAAGCCCGTTTAAGGGCCTTCCTGGGCTATTCTAGTGGCCTATCGGGCATGACAATCAGGGATTTAGTGATTTTCTTGCGATGATAGTCCTCCCGGAAGCATACAAAGTCATCCGGGCCGACTTTGGCGACATAAGCATCCGAGTGTCTAGTTGAGTAGCACCGGGATTGTGCTCCCTGGTGCTCAATATCGTTGAAATGGGTACTCAATCGATATCCTATGACCCCAGACAGGGCCACGGCAGAGATTGACCCCAAAAGCCAGATTGTGCGCTCAGTATTGCTCATTACGTTCCCTTTCAATGTGTTTAAGGTAAGCTTCCAAGGCCATATCGATATAAAGATGATCCATTATTGGCATAATGTCAACGTTTCCAACGTAGACGGCTTCAACGTACGGGTCTGCCCATTCATATTCGCTATTGCATTTTGCATCATATCGCCAATGGTATTCAAAGGCGATAGTGACATCCACCGGAGAATTGAGGTCTGGCGGCGTCCATTCGAAAATTACAGTATTTAATGCGTTCATATCGGTGCCTCCTCAGCGTCAGATGGATAAGGGACGAATCCCTTGGGGTCTTGATAGGGTTTCAGGGGTTGAGTCGGGAAAGGCCAGTAAGGGTCAGTCATGGTTTACATATCCGAAATGATTGATTGAATAGCTTCACGCTGGTCAGGTGAAAAGTGCTTTCGCAACATGGTTCCAATTTCCAGGCACTGTTTGTAGGTGTTCAAGGCTTTGATTGAATCGTCAGACATTCCAAAGGTATCGCACCAATCATGAAAATTAAGGTCAGCAGCTTGGGCATCATTGAACAGGGAATAAAGCACATCCGCAATTGTAGGCTTTACAGGTTCGGCAGTGACCCATTTGTTTCCTACAGTTTTGTAGGTTTTGACGTGCATTGCCCGAGAACCCTTTACTTCTCGACGTAATCCAGTGCCTGTGAAATAGTCCGTAGACCAAAACCCTGCTTTAGTGTTAATGCTGACTCGCCACTGATCTACAAGGTTTTGTTTTTCAATGTCGCCCCACTTACTTGGCACTTCGCCTACATAATCAATTTTTACAGGCAATGCTTCAATGTTGAATTCGATTGTATCGCTCATGTTGTCACTCCTTCAAATGCGTTTTTTGTATCTTCAATGAATTGGGCAATCTGATCCCCTGTGTGGTTTTCTACCAGAATCCAAGGAGTTATCTCGCTACCTGCGCCAAGCCAGACAGTATTGCATAAAAGGTCTATGATCCCTTGATAATCCATGTCGACAGGGTAATCGCTTAGCCATTGATTGAGTGCGAATTTTTCCGATGTTTTCATGCTGTCACCTCTTTAGCCATCAAGCGATTAAGACAATCACACAATTCATCCAGGCTATAAGATTGAAACACAATCCCACCCCCATAAGATTTATTATGGTATTTGCGTCCACCGGCTTTATTGGCAAGCTTACAGGCCATGGCGTAACGCTCTGACAGCCCGTATCCAATACCCTTGTCAGACCCATGTATGTCAAGGGACAGAAAATGACACACGTAACGAGGGTTTCCGTTTACGTCATTACGAACACGTTCAAAAGCATTACGGTCGATTGTTTTCATGATTGCATATCCTTTGCAAGTTACGGTGCAACAGTGCACCCGATAGCCCCCATCAGAGGCTATCAGTTGACCTGTCAGGCTTTCGGCATCATAGCCGTTTTCTTTTGATCGTCCGTGGGATCGTTCAAAGCCCACCATTCTAGACACCCATAACGTGGGTTTACCTTGGCAATATCATACAGTGTTACATTGGCGTGTGGTGATTTAAATTTCACAATCTGACCCTCAAATTGGGGCTTGCATGGTGCATTGGTTCCGGTCATGGTTTCCCTCACTTGGTTAGAACGTCAAAGTATGCCAGAGCGGCCATTGTCAGGCAGAGGCC